TTATTAATATATTCACGCACATAATATTCAGCGTCTAACATCTTACGTGTTATCCCCTTATCCGCAAAATCATGAATAAATTCGTGAAACATCGCACAAGTACCATCGTTTTTAACTAACGTGTCTAATATTGCTCTTGCTGTTTTGTTATTGCAGGCTTCGAAATTATATTCGATTTGTACTAATGCTATTGGACATGGGTCATTACCATATTTGCATTTATTACATTGTGCTTCAAATACTTCGCCTTCCGTACTATTGCTAAAATATGCCATAGCTCAAAAAAATTAGTAGGTTTTATGCCCGGGAGGATCCGGTATATCAATCCCCAGCCATTCAGCCCCGAACCATTTTAAATTGTCATGATAGTTCATTTCATCAACGGTTGTCATTTTTGTTGTTGTTGGCTCAAATGGCTTGGTCAATACCTCACCTGTATTCTTGTTGATTAATTGATTTGAGGGGTCATTTTTCCAATCATCTTTAATCCTGTCCTCATAGTCCACCGGGAGCAAATCAAGCTGGTTTTTAGCGTTATTCTTGCAGAATTCGTGTACTTTGTCCACTGTCCACATTTCCCCGGTTGCATCGGTTAACCCATCGGCAATCAATTTGTAAGCTACCCCAAACTTGTAACGGTTTTGCTGGTTTGAGCGCTTGCGGTAGACCTTTTCAATAGTAATCGTGTACCTGCCAGGCGGCAAAGACCAGATAGCCATATCGAATTTGTCTTTATTGACAACTTTCAACGATGTGTCACTATACTGGGCCTTGTCAGCTACGGCGGTTATTTTCTTCAATGTTCAATAATTCGTAGTTTGTTAATAATCTCATCCCTTCGTTCAGTCGCTTCTTTAACCCTCTCAATAATTTTCAAATCATCATTTTCATCGCGATGAATCGTGATTACGAACATTTTATATGCATCTGGATACCTCGGATCAAAGGATACGAAGTCCCATTTTTCGCAGTTCATAACCAGCATTGATGTTTTTACCTGCCAATAATATTTGTCGTTGTATTGCAACAGGTCTTTTTCATCCCGGATACATCCTACTTTCAAATGCTTGTCAATCGTGTACGGGCATTTAATTTCTACGCCTTTTAAATCGCCATGTATCCACATGTCAGGGCTGCAACCGGTTTCAAGTTTCGGGTGCTTTACAAACCCAATATCAGATCCATTTACTTTCAGGGCCGACTGATACCAAGAAAGCCCGGTATATTCCCAGTCATTGCCCCATTGCGTTTCCTTTGAAAATACCTCCGGTTTTTCTGCCCCTAACTTTTCGGCAGCTTTCTCGTAAATGTACGATTCACCTGTCTTTCCTATGCCCTTTGGTTTAAGAATCTCAGAAATGCCGGAGGAGGTAAATAAACCGCGCCTTGCCTGAAACCATTCATTACTTCTCTGATTCATCTTCTTTCCTTTCAAGATTCAACTGATTACTTGTTGCTTTAGACGTGTCAATTTTAGGCTGTTTTTTGTCTGTGACATCCTCGTATGTAATATCCTGTACATCTCCTTCTGATACCTCGTTATCTGTCACGGTATTATATAGCCACGCGCGAGCTTTGCGGGTTGCTTTGCCTATGATCGCATCCGGCCCCATGAATTTATTTACCTTGATTGGAAATTCTATCTCCCTGGTCTGTTCTTCACCGCCTTTTATTGACCAGGTTATTTTCATGAATATTGCCGCGCTGGTTTTATCCTGATTAATACGTGGGAGCCTTGGAACTATCTCATAATTCAAATTTGGAATATTTTTGAGAAGGTACCCAAACCCCTCTTTTGTAATGTAGCAATTACCGGCAATGATGTTGAAGTGATTGTTTACTGGCTGTACACCGATTAATACAGCTTCAATAAGGCAGTTTTTAACTACTTGCATTGGATAACCGCCATCGCTGTCCTTGTCGGTACGAAAGCCTAATTTATACCCCTGTAGCTTCATAATCGGCCTCATTGCCTCATCGGTAAGATGATTTTTTAACTCGTCAATTGCCCGGCCTAATTGAAACATTTTCTCAAAACCTTGCAACTTACTGGCCTCAACGCCTAATTGAATGCTTTCATCTAGTTTCTTTACAATGTCTGTACTCATAATAATGTAAATTTTAGTTCGTAATTTATTTTCTCTTTTGATTGTTCAATACTCGTGAACTACCCATTTGCTAAAGACTTGGATAGTCATCATTTCATCTTCTTGTGCTTTTGCTGTGAACTACCCACCCACAGCAGAGCTGATGGGTTGGGCTTCCTGCTTCTCAGACAAAGGCAACCCTTCATCTCCACAGGCTTGAAATCCCGGGGTTCCCCCGGTATTGTTTTTTAAATATTTGTTTTTGTTACAAGGCTCTGCAATCCAAAACCAACCTCTCTGCAACCATTTATTTACCTCTTTAATATGCCATCTAAAGAAAAAAGCAGAGGGATACATTCTATGTCTTGCATATAGGCTTTTACTACTATTTATAACTTCCCAAAATTCATTTAAGGTTTCAATTTTTTTCTTTAGCTTAAAGTTCCCACTTTTTATAACAAGCCCAGCAGCTAATACTTGTTGTTTATTTTCTTCCAGCCTTTTAATCTCATTTTCCATATCATCTATAAGTTTTAACATGATTTCAGCAGTTCTATTACTTAAAGAAACACCTGTTATCCTTTTATTTTCGTTATCAAACAATTCTTTTTGTTCTTCACGAAATTCCTGCAAGTTCCATTCAATATCAAAATTCATTATATCCTCTTAAAAATTTTAATTATTATTGTGTACCTCGTTCGATTGTCCGTGAAATTTTTTAATTAATAAAAAAAAGTTTACCTAAAATCTAGTTAGCTGCAATATGGGCTAAGTCCGTGCAACTAATCAAGGTTAGTGCTATTAGCCCGTATTTATTTTTTTTCTCCCCTCTTTCGGTTTTTCAAGCCGATTCTTATTAGCTCACGTATTTCCTTATTTACTACTCCTTCATTGTACTTTGTAGCAGAAGCCCGAACTTCTTCTAAAAGTTCAGGCTGTATTCTTATCTGGTATGGTATCATATTACTTTTCAATATGGTTGATTACTTTATCAATTAACAAACTCACATCTGCATACATTTTCTTATTTTTAGCAGATTTAAACGTATATTTAGATTTCAACGCTTCGAGGTCTGCAATCAAATCTTTTACTTTTGCCGCATCTCCTTTGTTTAATTCAGCTTGTTTGTCAGCTTCAATTTTAGCAAGTCGCCTTTCTTCTTCCTCTTTTGCTTTGCGTTCGGCTTCTTGCTTCGCTTTCAATTCAGATTCTAATTTCTCACGCTTTGCACGCTCTTCACGTTCAATTCGTTCCTTTTCTTCACGTTCAGACTTTAATTTAGCTTCGAAAGCTTCTCTTTCTTTACGTTCTTTTTCTTCACGTGCTTTGCGTTCGGCTTCCTCTTTAGCTTTCCTTTTTACCTCTTCTTCTGCTCTTTTTTTAGCCTCATTTTCAGCAAGTCTTTCACGCTCTTCGGCTTCTTTCTTTAAACGTTCGTTTTCTTTTCTAATACGTTCACGTTCTTCGGCTTCTGCTTTTTCTTTTGCAATTCGTTCTTCTTCGGCTTTCTTTTCTGCTGCAATCCTATCTTCTTGCTCTTTCTTCTTCATTGCAAGTAAAGCCTCAAATTCATCATCAGCAAACTTGGCCAAATCTCTTTCATGTGCATCTTCAACATATTGGCTGAGTTTTTCGGCTCGGGCTGCTTGTAATTTTTCAAGGCGTTTTTGCTCTTGTATTTCAAAGTGTTTTTCAATCTCTTTTAGCTTGTCTTCTTTTTCTTTTACAGCCCAAACCAAAATATTATGAACACCCATAATTGCTTTATCTTCAAGCTTAATGTATTCCTTTTGCTTATCTTTAAGCTTACCAGTTTCAATTCGTACTTTGCCAATATCAAGGCGAAGTCTTTTAGCCCTTGTCGTTATGTCTTGCGTAATTTCTTCATTTGCATCAATTACTAACTCATTGTAAGCATCTTCAAATCCAGTAAGCATTTCAGCCATTGGTTCGAATATCTTTTTAATTTGTTCAGCTTTACTAGGTTCAAGCCCTTGCAATTCGGGTACATCAATTTTTACAATTTCGTTTTTCATTGTTTTTATTTTAATTATTCAACATACATATAAAATACAAATATAATACAATACTTTGTTTTTGCAAAACAATTTTTGTCAACGCACAAAAAAATAAATACTACCGTAGTTTTTCAAAGGTTGGTTAGTGGGTAATTGTCGCCCATACAGTCAGCTAACACGGTGTCAAACCGCATTAATAAAGTCTTGCTTTGTACCCTCTTCACCTAACATTGTTGTGGTACCTCTATCATCTGTTGCATGTATAACTCCATTTTCAGAATTATAACAAGTTGTACCGATATTGTAATTATGCGTGTAACCGTTTCCAAACCCTGACCTTCTTGTTGATCTTGTATTCTCCCTGATTTCTTTTTTTGTAGTTTTCATGTCGCTAAATTTTTAAGTTATTATTACTGTGTCTTTATATGAGTATACGCAAACTTATGAAATATGTTTCACTTCTGCAAGGATTTATTCACTTTTTTACGACAAAATTCCAATCGGGATATATTGCTTTTGCCATTGCATATTTCAGCTTCCAAACATTAGTTACAAACCCCTTGACTTCCCAGTATTCAACGTGTCCAGACGTGTATATAACCTTAAAATCAATGTAATAATTAGCTATATGTACATCATTGATACGTAAGTCAATCTTATACTGAGGTATCCACTTTTTGACCTGGCCGGCCTTTTTCATCCAGTCGAGCTGCATAGCATATGATGCTTCTAGTTTGCTATCATAGCGCCTGCCGTTGTATACGCTGCTTCTCGCGTTATACTTGTTTGGTTTCGCGTACCGCATGAGTTGTCAATTTTTTCCTTAATATGTTATTAATTTTCACATGTCTTTTGAGTTCGATTTCCAGCAATCTTTTCTGCACTTGCATGCGCCTCAAATGCAACAAAGGCTTGTTTAGTTCGCGCTTGTCAATAGCTATAATGTTGCTTGTCACGAGCAACAAATATGGTAAGCGATTCAGCATAGTTATTTTGATTTTGATTTGTATTTTTCCAGGTCTATTTCTTTAAGGCGCGATTCAACAAGCTCGTTAAGTTCGTCAAGCAATGGTTTGATTTTGCTCTTTGTCGTGTGCACGTATTTTCCGTTGATGCGCCTTGATAGTACTGTTTCTTTCACGTATTCCATGTTCCCTGATTTTAATATTGTTTTTGCAAAACTACGAAAATATTTTCAAACAATGAAATGTTTTTGTACTTTTGTTCCGAAGAAACAAAAAAATATATTATGAGGCGATATTTTAAAGATGGTGATGATGAAAAATGTTATCCGCTTAGTTATTTTAGATGGCTACTTGATCATGAAAATTTAGATGAAATAACCGTACGCGAGGCACAAAAGCAAGATGTATATGGTTATTTTTGGTGTAGAGAATATGATGCAGCTATGGATAAAAATAAAGGTGGTTGCGGGTGGGTGTGCGAAGGATACTTACTACGAAACGGTTTTAATGGTTGTTGTAAGCACTATTCACTTAATTTTTTTGAACCTACGGATAAATGTTTAACGATACGTAAGTACCACTGAAAGAAAACTACCTCAATATGAGTTAAGTAGACAAAAATCATGAGCAAAGACAAAAATAAATTAAAGGAAAAGTTTGCGAAAGCTGGCGAACGAACGGCATTAAATATAGCCCGTTTTAGGCTTTCGTGCTTTAAGGAAGTTTGGCAAAAATGGTGTGAATTAGATGAAAGCAATGCTTTATTACGCATTGTTAAGCCCCGTTTTATATATAGAGTAAAGCCGGGCAGAGTTGTTTATAAATGTTTAATTGTAGGCAGGAAGTATATTGGTCTCCCGTGGTCTAAATATGTATTTCGTGAGCCAATTAAAAATTGGATTATAATATGTGATAGCCCTTTTTAAATGGGGTACAACGGATTTAATAAATTGGCGTTTCAATGCAATTTATTTTGTGTTGTGCGCTTTCAAAATTAAGGATATGAAAAAAAGAAGATTAAATAAAATAGCAAAACGAATTGCTAAGACAATGTTAATACAGGTAGAAACATCGGTAATGCTTGATGAAACTAAACTAACTTCGGATGCGTACCTAGCAAGTAGATATCCATACACAGTAGATGACATACGGTGGATAATGGATATAACTGAGAAGTTAACAGGGAAACCAAACCCAAATTTAG